TGTTTCAACAATATTTTATCAAGGGAAGATGCGGAAAAACAAGTTTTAGAAGAATTGAAAAAAAAATAGTTTTACAATAAAATAAATACACAAATATTTTTTTTAAGTTTTATTATTTTATCTAATGATAAGAAATATATTTTTTTATAAGAAATATTGATATTTAATATATAATATTATATATAATTTTTTAATATATTATATATAATTATTAAATATAATATATTAAAAAATTGAATTAAATACATGTTTGGATATAAAATAACAAAATAATAGTCCCATCAAATTCGAATACGTGATTCAAATTTTACATTTGATGTCATTAGGATTAGGAGGAGGATTGGCAGCAAATGCGACAATAAAAACATCATCATCTGATCACAAGACGACGAAAAAAAATAGACAAAATATGAAAGATGGCAATAGCGCGTTTTCTAAATTAAGCAAGCGGCAGCTATGGGATCAAATTGAAACTAGCTTTCATAATGGAGAATGTGGTGAAAATGGTAATAAAAGTGATAAGAAAGGTAATTTGGAATGTGTATATAGAAGCAGCGGACAGCGGGAGATTTGCGACAGCTGTTCTTCGGCGGTTTGTTTAACGGATGATGGATTTTTGACGTGTACAAATCAAAAATGCGGCATTGTATACAGAGATGTGCTCGATCAAGGCGCAGAGTGGCGTTACTATGGCGCCGACGACAATCAGTCCAGCGACCCGACGCGGTGCGGCATGCCGGTGAACCCGCTTTTAGTGGAGTCGTCATACGGCTGCAAGGTAATGTGCGACGGCGCGACAAGTTACGAGATGCGCAAATTTCGGAGGTACACGGAGTGGCAGTCGATGCCGTATCGCGAAAAGGCGCAATACGACGAGTTTCAGTGTATAACCATTATCGCACATAATGGCGGTCTGCCCAAAATCATCGTTGACGAGGCGCTGCGCTATCATAAAAAGATTTCCGAGTTCAAGACGTATCGTGGCTTGAATCGCGACGGAATCATTTTAGCGTCGGTTTATATTGCTTGTCGAAAAAACGAGTGCCCGCGAACCATTAAAGAAATTGCGACGATTTTTAACCTGGACAACACGAGTGCGACCAAGGGGTGTAAAAATGCGATTACGATTATCAACGAACTGGAGCACGAATTTGAAAATTCGGACAAGACGAATTTTAGCAAAACGAAACCGGATGCATTTATTGAGCGGTATTGCAGCCGATTAAATATGAACAGCGAATTAACAAAGGTGTGTCAGTTTGTAGCGGCGCGAATTGAAAAACAGAATTTGATTCCGGAAAATACGCCGCACTCGATTGCTGCGGGAATCATATACTTTGTCTCGCAGATATGCAACTTGAACGTTTGTAAAAAAGACGTGAATCGGGTGACGGAAATTAGCGAAGTTACAATTAACAAGTGTTTTAAGAAGTTGGAACAACACACAAACAATTTGATACCGCGAGTCATTTTAGAGAAGTATGCTCCCGCGGTTATCGACGTCGGCGGCAAGGCGAAAACATAAAACGAATATATAATATGATGTATAAAATATTCGTTAATATATTCGATATTCGATAATAAAAATTAATAAAAATACGTAGTAAAGAGTTTAAATATTATAATTTAAATATAATATTATAAAAAAAATCATTATGAAGACTAGAAATGAAACGACGACGACTATAAGAAATGATCATGTAAATGTAGACGAAACGGTTCACGTTGAAAAAATCGCCGCTCCAAAAATTATATTTATTGTTCCATATCGCGATCGCGAGCATCATTTGAAATTTTTTTCAGTGTATATGAAGCATGTATTATCCGACCACGATCCGTCGACGTATGAAATCTACATTGTTCACCAAAAAGATGGCCGGCCGTTTAATCGCGGGGGCATGAAAAATATCGGGTTTTTGGCGGTGAAGGAAAAATATCCAAACGAGTATCAAGACATGACGTTTGTGTTCAATGACGTGGACACGGTTCCTTATGACAAGGGCATCATACAATATGAAACGCGCGCGGGCATTGTGAAGCATTTTTACGGGGTGAAATTTGCGCTTGGCGGGATTTTTTCAATCAAGGGCGGAGATTTTGAACGAACCAGCGGGTTTCCGAATTTTTGGGCGTGGGGCGGAGAAGATAATTATATGCAGCATCGGGTTTTACAATCCGGCTTGAAAATAGACCGCCGCGGATTTTTCCCGTTGCAACATCCGAATATTTTGCAAATGGTGGAAGGAATTATGCGAACGATTTCGCGATCGGAAGCCGAAATGGTGTTTTATAAAACGACGAATGACGGGCTGCACACGATACAGAATTTGAGTTACAAGGAAGAAAGCGCATCGAATGCAGTCAATGCAGTCGACTTTCGCTATATTCACGTTTCTCATTTTGATTGCGCATACAGTCACGCGTCCAACACGTACGAGGAACAGAATATTCATGAAGAAAAACGGATAAAATTTAAATCGAGGGGTATCGCGGTGGCAGCACAAGAAGAACAGCAGCGGGCGCTCCACCAACAACAAGTGTTGGCAGAACAAGAAGAACGTAGAATTCGAATTCAAAGGCAGCAGCAACAACGTTTACAGCAACAACAGCAATGGCAACAGCAACAACAGCAATGGCAACAGCAGCAACAACAACAAAGGCAACAACAACCACAATGGCAGCAAAAGCAACAACAACCACAACAACAACAACAGCAGCAGCAACAACAGCAGCAGCAGCAACAACAGCAGCAGCAACAACAACAGCAGCAACAACAACAATGGCAGCAACCACAACAACCACAACAACAACAACGAGTTGTCAGGCGTGTAAGAAAAGGATTTTTTTGAAATCTGATCTCATCTCATCTAAAATGCTTCATTAAAGTCGAAAATTTCTTCCGTCTTTGTTTTTTCTGCAAGGGCGTATTCGCTGACCCGTTTTTCAAAAAAGTTCGTTTTGCCTTCAATGCTTATAAGCTCCATAAAATCAAATGGATTAGATGAATTGTACATTTTTTCACACCCCAGCTGTAACAGCAGCCGGTCTGCTACAAATTCAATGTATTGCGTCATCAGCTTGGAATTCATGCCAATCAAGCGACACGGCAGCGCTTCGCAAATGAATTCGGTTTCAATGTCGACCGCCTCTTTAACAATGTCTTGCACCCGCGACTTTTGCACCGGTTTGGCCATTTTATTGTATAAAAGCACGGCAAATTCAGTGTGAAGCGCTTCGTCGCGCGAAATGAGTTCGTTGCTAAAAGTGAGACCGGGCATTAGTCCGCGTTTTTTCATCCAGAAAATAGAACAGAATGCGCCCGAAAAGAAGATACCTTCCACGCAGGCGAACGCAATCAAGCGGGTTTGGAACGAGCTGCGTTTATCATGAATCCATTTTTTCGCCCAGTCCCCCTTTTTTTTGATGCACGGGAAATGATGAATGGCATTGAAAAGTCGTCCGCGCTCTTCTTCGTCTTTGATGTACGTGTCAATGAGCAAACTGTAGCATTCGGAATGTATATTTTCCATGGCGATTTGAAACCCGTAGAACGCACGGGCTTCGGCGAGTTGGACATCGGACATGAAACGGATCGCCAGATTTTCAAGCACGATGCCGTCGCTCGCAGCAAAAAATGCGAGAATCATGCTTATAAAATATTTTTCGTCAGCTTCCAGGGTTTTCCAATGAGTACCGTCCTTTGAAAAATCGATTTCTTCTGCCCTCCAAAAACAATCCACTTGTTTTTTATACATTTTCCAAATGTCATTATCCTTGAGTGGAAACATTACATAGCGATTATCGTCTTCGGTGAGTAAAATGTCGGCGAAAATTGCACCAGTCGGTATTTTTTTTGACATTCCTAAAAGTATGGATGAGCGGTTGTATATTTATTCAACAATATTTTTTAAATTTATTTAAAAAATATTTAAATTTATTTAAAAAATATTTAAATTTATTTTAAAAAATATAAAAATATAAATATGAATAAAAAATAGTATGAATATTATAAATAGAAACAAAGAATGACAGAATACAACAACAACAATAACCACGACAATCGTAATAACGATTCCACAGGAGTGTCAGTGTACAAGAGAGACAAACAAATAAATGAAATTCAAGGAAAAATAGAAGAAAATAGAAAAAAGATATTTGAAAAACGTTTAGCATTAAAAAAATACGCAAAAACACACGAAACGAACGATCATATCAAGGAAATTGTAAAAAAATATGATGAATATTATCATGAATATAAAACAAATATCAAGTTACAAATACGCGCTTTAGAGGAAATCATAAAGCACCTGAATTACGTTTTAGAAGAACTGAACGAGGAGGAGTTGGATTTAGATTCCGACGATTTGGTTTCGAGAAATAAATCACAATTAAAAAAAGATAAAACAATGATCTTAAAAGAGATTGATAATCTTAGAAAATTATTGGTATAAAACGTCGTCGTCCATCAATATGTACCGATCCCAATTTCTCTCAATAAGAGTCCGCGTGGTTTCATTAACCTGCGCACCTGTTGCATTTTAGAATCGTAATATTTTTTCCATTTACGTTGAAGTATGCGCAACCAGAATGTTTTATAAATTGCAACGTTTTCGCCGCCATCCAATTCAATGTGTTGAATAATTTCCAATGAAATGTAGTTTTTTTTTACAACCGCGTATTTATAATTTCGAATTACGGGATGTTTATTCAAACGAATGTGCCACTGGGCATAATGGCGTCGCCACGCATTAATCATGTGCATAAATGTAGAAAATTCTTGTGAGTGATAAAACACATCCATGTCTAGTGAATGTAATATCAAAAAATGCGAGTCGATATTTGGAGAACTATCTTCATCTTTTCCGTGAATAGATGCATTAAAAAATACACAAAATGCCACTTCATATTTTGATTCCATCTATGTAATTATGTATTATTGTATATTATGAATTTATATTTATACGCTATTTATAAATTATTTTTGATTGACAACAGACAAATAATATTTTTATAAATATAAATAAATATAAATAATTTTAAATAAATAAAAAATATTATAATATTTATATTATAATAAATTATAAACAAATAAAATATAGTTGGAAAAATGGTTAACATACATATGAAGCTCCCAAAGGTTGTTGAAACACTGTTGAATGATAAAAACGTTTTGTACATTGTTGCATTTTTAGCAACAATGAATTTTTTCGGATACATTATTTTGAGAGACAGTTATGCGCTACTAATCTTTTTATCCATTGGATTCATATCAACATACTTTAGTAAAAATATGACGATTGTTTTACTTTCAACATTGTTATTGACAAATTTTATTACTGTCTTGTCAAGAAATTTTGTTATCAACAATAAGGAAGGTTTTGATGCGGCGACTGCTGCAGCAACCGATGCAGGAGCAGCAGCAGCAACAGCAACAGCAACAGACGGGACGACGGATGCGACAACGGGTGTAAAAAAACCTGTTTCAGCCGCGACTGCGACTCCGACTGCGAAACCGGCATCACTAACAACAGCATCAGCATCAGGATCAGGAGTTACCGGTGCAGGAGGTGCATCCAGTAAAACGTCAAAGAAAGTTGCTGCCGGTGCATCATCGACGGCGGCTTCTGTGAAAAAAACAAACGGTCAAAAGGAAGCCATGACGGAACTCAGTCCCGCAAGTTTGGATGATGAAGACGACCTCCCCGTGAATAATCGTGTCGATTATGCAAAAACGCTGGAAAAGGCGTATGATAATTTAGAAAATTTGGTAGGCAAAGACGGAGTCAACGGACTAACGTCGCAGACCAATGTTCTTATGGATCAGCAGCAAAAGTTGATGGAAAATATGAAGAGCATGGAACCGCTTTTGAAAACGGCGCAGTCATTTTTAGACAAATTTGAATCAAGTTCGATGGGCAAAATGTTTGAAAAGATTCCGGGAATGTCGTCGATGTTTGGCGGCGGTGCTTCTGCTGCTTCTGCTGCTACTGCTTCTTCAGGAAATGGAAAAGTGGCGGCGGCTTAAAAACGAATTATTTGTTTATATAATAATAATTATTATTTATAAAAATATCAAAATAATAATAATTATTTATAAAAATATCAAAATAATAATAATTATTATTTATAAAAATATCAAATATATATAAATAATAATAATAATTATTTAATAAAAAGAATTAAACAATGAATAACGATTTTGAAAATGACATTCAGGTCGTGAATCAAACGTTTGATGACGTGTTGGCCAATTTCAAAAACAATTATGTAAACTTCCACACAAATGCCATGCTGTCCTTACCATCTTCACTACCTCCATCGTCGTCGTCCGCAGACTCTATTGATGGGAGCGTCAAAGCGAAAGCGAAAGCAGTGGCGGCTCCCGATCCGAATGATGCCGCGCTAATGAAATACAGGTACACCGCACATCAGCTTTTAGAAAAAGTGAGGTCACAAATCGGCTCGAATTCGAAAAATATATCGAGCATAAACAGAGACATTGGTCCGATTCAAAAGGCATATTTACACGTCATGGAAGCGGGAACCACGCTTGACCAAACTAAATCGGCGTCTGTAGTTTCGTTGGAAGATTATAACGAGTTATATAGAACAACCGTGTTTGGAACAATAATGTACGTCGTTGGGGCTGGACTCATACTTTATTTGATGTATGAACCTCGTATACAGAGCGAATTTTAGAAATATATACATCATATAAAAAATGAAAATATTATTATGTATATTAATTGTATATTAATAAAGTTTATAATATAATAATATTATAGTAAAATAGTAAAATAGTAATTTATAGTCGAAATAAATAATCCAATAATAAATTAAAGCCAGCCATAAAAATGTATAGTTTACGCCAAGGGCGCGCATTCTTAAAAGAAGAAGAAAAAATAACGGACCAAACATATATGAATAATGCATCAAATGTGTATTTAGCGCAAAAAGATGGACAAAATGTGCGAAATGGAAAATCCGGATATAAATCTATATTCAATCAGTTGAATCCAATGCAATACTTTAAAAAAATGGTCGAACCATTTGACAACGGAAATGACGCGACGACGAGTGCGCCAACTCCGGTAAGCGCATCTTCATCTAGCGCATCGGCGCCTGAATCTGTTGCATCATCTGCAACGGGAATGGGAGACATTCAAAAACTGAATGATGCTTTCGATTCAAAAATGAACGCATATTCGAGTGCTATTTCAGAATACAATAAGGAAATTCTAAAAGGAAACAACTATTTTGTGGTTCAAGTAAAGACGCTAACGCCAATCAACAGTTGTTTTAATTGCGATGCATCTTTAGGAGGAACCGATTGTAGCGCAATGGGCGTATCCAATTCAAACGGTGAAATTCGAACCGCACTTACAAATTCTACATCTCCGACTGCAAACTTGTTGCCGTGTGTTCAAGCGGGCGTAACGGTTCCGGGGTGGAGTGCAAATCCGAATGACAGCGGAAGTTGTGTTGCACCGCTTGGACAAAAATGCTGCAACGCATACATGCTGAACGGGCAACCGGTTTGCCAAGCCGGGTTTGGAGACGATAACTACGATGAAGGTGCAATGAATGAATGGATAAATGCGTGCATCACCCCCCCATCACCCGATGAAATCAATCAACGAATTGCGCTTGCAAACGAGTACTGTCAAGGAAATGGTATCGATTTAAATTATTGGAGTAAAAATGCGAATAATTTTGTCCTCGTTACAACGCAGGATCCGGGAGACAGCACTAAAAAATTCGTGGATCAAAATGACAGTTGTTCGGGATGGGCTAATTCCGGAGAGTGCGAAAAAAATCCAAATTATATGTTGAGCATGTGTTCCGCTTCGTGCAATAAAGTTGGCGCAAACGTTCCTGGTGCCAATATTCGCCCATTCGCAAAAATGAACAGCGTTCCGGTTTGGATCGTAAATACGTTTACGAATAAACAAGATGCAAACAAGGCAAAGGCGACCACTGTTTTTAGTCCAACGGTTCAAAGCACGTTAAAATCAACGCGCGACGATATGATGAATGCGGGTGCGGCGTTGATTAAAGCGCTTTCTTCCCATCAGTCGACCAGCGATACAGAACGAAAACAGATTGAACAACAGATGCGCGAAATTGAAACGAAAATGTCGAAATTGGCTTCTCAATCCAGCGAATTGGACATATCATTGACGGATGCCGAAAAGGTAGTTGCTTCAAAGAATAGAATGATTGCGAAACCAAAACACGTCATACAACACAGCACACAGGACACAAGTTCGAATGCAAAAGAATCATTTATAGGAACATCGTTGCTCGCACAAGAAACGGATACACGGATACAATTTCAGTCGAATTATACGTTCTATATAGTGTGGTTTGTGATTGCCGCAGTATTGATTGTTATAATGTTTAGCAATTTTTTTTATACATCGCCGCCTTCTTCGGAATCTGAATTGGGTATCAGCGGCGAGTCCGGTTCGTCATCGTCAAACGTGTTGGGATTTGGAATCATTGCAATGTTGGTTTTTATCTATTTTATTATCCAGTTTGCATTGTCTCGTTTTAACATTTCTCGTCCCCAGTTGCCGTTTGAAAGTATAAACCCATTGTTTGTATTTAAGAGCAATTCATGAAAAAAATGCGAAAAATAAATGAAAATAAATGAAAATAAATGAAAATAAATGAAAATAAATGAAAATAAATGAAAATAAATGAAAATAAATGAAAATAAAAATGAATTAATAATTAAATTAAATAAAAATAAATAATAAATAATATATATTATATATTTATTTCGTTTCTTTTTTTCTAATTGATTCTAATTGATTATTTTCAAAAGTTGCATATAACACACACACACACACACAATACATATAAATGTCTGTTTTACCGAATTCGCCGAGACAAACCGCTGCATCTGTACATGCGCCAACCGTTCCAACTCAAATTATTGAAGATGCGCAACCGCAATCGCAATCGCAACCGCAATCGCAACCGCAACCGCAAGACAACTCAACAGAAGAAATGATTGAAAAAATCTCAAAATTACAAGATTTAGAAAATCAGAAATACGACGATTTGAATGTGTTGCTTGCCTCAAATCCAACTCCGGATAACATTGCGCAACAAAAGGTATTAATCAATGATATAACGCAACTCACACAAATTCGGTCTAGTTTATTCGACACGCTACTGCTGCACGCTCAAAATAACGTTAAAGTGAACGACACGATGAATGCCAGTGTGCAAGATAAACACACAATCGTTACACTGAAAGAGAACGATTTGTCTGCGCGGAAAGCTGCGATTGCGGCATTAAACCAAGAAACTGAAAATACGCAAAGAATGGTGGATATTAATGTGTATTATAAAAAACAGTACGAAGCGCGTGTTATCATAATGAAATATATAGTTCTATTATGTTTTTTGGTTATATTTTTTATAGTCCTCATGAATCTAGGTTGGTTGCCACAAGAAATGGTTATTGTCTTGGTAGTAATTATTATTATTGTGGGTGGATTATATATTGGTTCGCTGGTCTACGACGCATATAAAAGAAGCAATATGAATTATGATGAATACAATTGGGGGTTTGATTCTCAACAAATGGATTCCACGATCTCGAAACAACCCAAACATAAAAAACCGAGGTCGACCGATCGAACTTGTGCGAGCAATGCCAAATCCGTTTCATCCTGGGCGACATCCGTCGAAGATTCGATTAAATCGTCGTCAACAACATTCGTGTCAGATTTAACCCCAAGTGCAAACAGTGACCCGCCTGCGCCGTCTGCATCATCATCTTCAATTTCTGCCGCATCAACATCAACGGCTGGATCAACAACAACCGCCGCATTACCCCCCTCGGTTCAATCAAAGATCTCCGAAAGTTTCATGCTGTCAAAGGTACCTCGAAAATATTTTTCTGAACCCAAAGGTCAGTGTCAAGGACAAGATTTACTTCCATTTAGAATGGAAGATAATTATGGTAAAATTTAGATGCATACCTACATACATACCATACTAGCATGATGTATCTAGCATAATATAATAATATTTATAATAATTATAATATTATTATAGTATAAAATAAAATAAAATACAAAATAAAATACAAAATAAAATACAAAAATAAAATACAAAAATAAAATACAAAATAAAATAAAAAAATAAAATAAATTTATAGACTAATAACAGGTATCGCAAAAATATGACGGACAATGCCGCACTTCTTCAAAGCATTCAAAGCATAAATGATATGATTACCACCGCAAATAACTCGTGTGACCATGATTGTCAATTGGCAAAACAAAAAAGTGAATTAAAACAACGGTATTTAGACGCAGAACGGAATGTTAGAGTTGCGCCCGAAAAACTCACACAAGCTGAACACGATTATTTATTAAATAGAGACGGTCCTAAAAAATACAGAGAGATGTTAAGAAGTCGTTATGGTAAAAATGCAGACCAAGAAATAAAGAAGTTGAAGGATGAACACGCAATGATTATGAATGAAATCAAAAAAAGCCTTATGAAAATACAATCACAAGAAGTTGAAATGTACAATTCTAATAATTATAAAAATATGTTGACATCAACGCAGACACGGGTCGAAGACGAAACTGAAGACAAAGCGCGCAGCACAACAGTTAGCAGTCGAAAAATATTTTACATGGAAAAACAGATTGAGTCGTTTTCGTGGTGGTTTTACTTGTTTCGAAACTTGTACTGGATATGCGCAATAGTCTGGATCGCAATCGGCGTCATTTATTATCGCCAGTTTACCACGCGTTCTCTTGTTACATTCGTATTCATCGTGGCATATCCGTTTTTCATGGTGTGGATGTTCGTGGCCGCATATTCCTTGGTAAAATACATTGCTTCGCTGTTTCCGAGAGATGTGTATTTGAATTTTTAGGTATATTTATAATAAGTAAATAATATTTTAATTAATAATTTACGCAACATATTTAAAAATATAAAAAATATAATTATATTGTAATTATTAAATATAATTATATTAAATAATAAAGAAATGCAAGAATTAAACAAAGGGGTAGATATTAAAAATTTAAAACTTAAGACGGGAGATTTGCTGGTGTGTGATGATTTGCAGCACGATGGTTGGGGTCTCTTCAGTTGGTTTATAAAATTTTTTACAATGAGCGATTTTTCTCACGTGGGAATGGTCGTGGTCGATCCGGAAATGACGAATCCCGCATTAAAGGGTACATACGTGTGGACATCGGGCATCTCAAATACACCGGATCAAGAAGACGGTATCAAGAAATTCGGCGTTCAATTCATCGAATTTGAGAATTTTCTAAAAACGTACGAGGGAAAAATATACTTGCGACGAGTGAAATGTGAATCGGAAGAACAATATCATAAAATATTCAATATTGACGTGTTGCGCGAGATTCACCAAGTTGTGTACGATAAACCGTATGACACGGTAGTCACGGATTGGATTGAAGCGTATGTTCAGAAGGATTTTAAACCACAAAAAACGTCGAGGTTTTGGTGCAGTGCGCTAATCGGATACATTTATACAAAACTCTCGCTTTTGAAAAGCGACCTGGACTGGAGTATATTGACTCCTAGTTTTTTTTCAAGTGAAAATAAATCGTTCAACATGTTGCATGGAGTCGCGCTCGAAAAAGAGGAACAAATCTGGGGATAATACATTTTTTTAATAAATGAAACTTTAATAAATGAAACATGTCATTTTTTATTAAAATTGAATATTTTTTCTAATTGTATTTTATTGACACAATTCAT